GAAACTTCTTCTGTTGCGTCTACAGGTATTTTCACCAATAAGTACATTAAGCACGTTGGCTATGCCACGGGTGTCACTGTAAATACCACGGCTGGCGATAGCCCTGCGATTGGTGAGTTTACGCAACCAGCTAACACGATTATGACCAACATCAAGATTTTCTGCGCGACGGCCCCAGTAATTGGATCTGGCGATATTGGTTACGAGGTCGGAACTTCCAGTTCCGGTGCCCAGATTGTGGCGGCAGTTACTGACCAGATTCTTGATGCCGGTACTACGGTTGTTGTAGGTAATGTTACGTTGCCTTCGCTAGTAGCTCAGACTGAAAGTGGAACGACTGCTCCAGCTTCTGTGCAGTACACATCAGCAGCAAGAACCATTTACTGTAACATTACCAATACTGTGGATGCGACTACGGCTGGTTCTTTCACCTTCATCATTGAGTATGTGCAAATTGCCTAGCTAGGAGTTTATTATGGCTGATGCTGTAAAAACAACCACAGTAATAGACGGTTCAAAAACAGCCGTCATTTACTGTAGTAACACCAGCGACGGAACAGGTGAATCCGCAGTGACGAAAGTGGATGTTTCTGCGTTGGCTTCTAACCAAGAAGGAACAAGTTGTACTGGTGTTAGAATCCAAAAAGTTATCTTTTCTACCGTTGGTATGGGAGTAAAGTTACTGTGGGATGCGACTGCTGATGTAATCGCATTGGAACTTCCTGCTGATTATTCGGATACCCTTGACTATTCTGATATTAGTGGACTTCCTAACAACGCTGCCTCAGGAGGAAATACAGGAGATATACAGCTTACAACGGTAGGGCACAGTAGCGGGGATACTTATTCGGTAGTCTTGTACTGTTTAAAGCAGTTCTAATATGACTCTGGACAGGAAGAATGAGTTGGATATTGTGCAGGTCCGAGGAGATTTGAAGCTTATCGCTCAGAAGGTAGATAATCTCAAAAATAATGATTTGCATCATATACAACTATCTATAAACAACATTAACCGTATTTTGTTGGGTGTGGGTTTATTGATTCTCGGTCAATTATTCATAGCTATAGGGACGGTTTTAGTTGGATGACAGGAGTCTTTAAACATGGCTGTTTCTGGATCGAAAGATTTTGAGCCCGATGTAGCAGAGTACATAGAAGAAGCCTTTGAAAGATGTGGTTTGGAACTTCGTACCGGATACGATGCCAGAACTGCACGTAGATCTTTAAACCTTCTTTTTGCAGATTGGGCCAATCGTGGTTTGAACAGATGGACTGTTGAGCAAGTTACTCAAACAGTTGCTTCTGGAGTCACTGCTTATCCACTAGGAACAATAACCCTTACTGTAGGTGCCAGTGGTAGTTTTACTATAGGTGAAACTATCACTGGAGGGACAAGTGGTACTACGGCTTCTGTTATAACCAAACCGATTTCTACTACAATGACACTGACTATTCCTTCAGGATCTTTTACAGCCACAGAAACTATAACAGGTTCTTCTAGCGCAGCTACCACTACAGTAACTTCTGACGCTTCTCTTACCAACGTACAGTCTTCAGTGGACATCTTATCTGCTGTAGTTCGTAGAAGCGATCAGGATATATCCATTCAAAGAATTGGAAGGGATCAATATCTTAGAATTCCGGACAAAACGACAACAGGCAGGCCTATACAGTTTTATGTAGATCGTCAAATAACACCTTTATTTAAGATATGGCCCTCTCCTGAAAATAATACAGATCAGATAATCTATGACCGCATAGTCCGAATTGATGATGCGGATACCTCGGTAAATACAGTTCAAGTACCTTTCCGATTTTATCCGTGCCTAACTGCGGGATTGGCTTATTATATGTCACTTAAAAAGGCTCCGGATAGAGTTCAGTTGTTAAAAGGTATCTATGAAGAAGAATTTGAAAGAGCGGCTACCGAGGATCAAGACAGAGTTCCGTTGATTTTGGTCCCGACAGCGGCCTCTTTGAGGGCTGTTTAAATGCCTACCTATGCTTCAGATAAACATGCTTTGGGAATATCTGATCGTTCTGGAGCTGCTTATAAAAAAAGGGATATGAGAAAGGAATGGACAGGAGCCTTAGTAGGAAAGGATGAGTGGGAAGCAAAACAGCCTCAGTTAAATGCTCCAAAGATTGCCGCAGATCCACAGGCTTTACGGGACGCACGACCCGATAGAACTGAGCCAGCAGTTGAGGTCCTTCTTGGGCGAAATTCTTTTAGGTCAGGTTCTTCCGGAAGTGCCATTATAACTGTGACGCAACCTGGCCATGGACGTAGCACTGGGGACACAGTACGCTTCCGTACTGTACTGCCTTTTGATGGTTTTACAGAAGCTGTAATAGAGTCTTCAGGAGGATTTTCCATTACAGAAGTAAATGATGATAGATATACTTTTACTGCCAGTAGTGGAACTGCCACCACTGGAAACCTTGCTGGCGGCGGAGAAACTGCTACCGCTGGACCAGTAACTCTGAGCGCATAATATGGCATATACTTTCACTACTCTAAAGACAGCTATCCAGGATTATACAGATAACGCCGAGACAACTTTTGTAAGTCAGTTGAGCAGGTTTATTATAAACGCTGAAGAGCGCATTTTAAAAGAATGCCAATTAGATGTGTTTCGTAAAAGTGTTGAAGGAAACCTGACCAGTTCAGTCAAGTTTCTTACTAAACCAACAGACTTTTTAGCACCTTACTCTCTGAGTGTTATTAACAGCTCAAAAAACGAGTTTCTACTATATAAACACGTAACTTTCTTGCAGGATTATACTCCGAATCCGGCTACCACAGGAGTTCCTCTCTATTATGGGGACTGGGATGATAGCACCTTTCTGATAGCACCCACTCCAAGTAGCGGCCTAGATGTAGAGTTGCACTACTTTTTCAGGCCTCAATCTATTACCTCAGCCTCTAGTGGAACTACTTGGCTTGGGGATAATGCTGAATTGGCTTTGCTTTATGCGTCCCTTGTCGAGGCATATACTTTTATGAAAGGGGAGCAAGATATGATGGCCTTATATAACGGAAGATTTCAAGAGGCCCTTCAATGGTTGAAAAATTTAGGTGAAGGAAAGCAGACTCTGGATGAATACAGGTATGATAGGTTAAGGAGGCCTGTAAACTAATGTTGGTTTCTAAGGATTCCGGCGCGATGAGAAAAAGCTTGAAAGGAGCGCATGTAGCTATTGTAGGGCTTGGAAGTACACAAGGAACATTTACTTCTTCTGTAGCCAACGGTAAGAGTTTCGATGAAGTGTGGGCGATTAATTCCATGATGGCTCCTATAAAACATGATCGTGTTTTTATGATGGACCCAGCATCAAGGTTTCTGGAGACGGAAAACGCAGGTTCCCAAACCAAAGCCCTTCGTAAAATACTTGGAGCGCATCCCGGACCAATATACACATGCACTCTGGATGAAAGAGTTCCAGGTGCCGTTCTTTACCCTCTTGAAGAAGTGGTTAAGGATACGGGGCTATGCTATTTTAATAATACGGTTCCTTACGCCATAGCTTTTGCTATTTACCATAAAGTTGAGAAGCTTTACCTATACGGGATTGATTATTCGTATAAATCTAACCTTGTTATGGCAGAAGCTGGACGGGCTTGTACGGAGTTTTGGCTTTCAGCGGCTGTTGCCCGTGGAATGAAAGTGGAAGTAGCACAGGATTCATCCCTTTTAGATACAAATGTTCCGGACGAGGAAAAACTTTACGGATACCACAGACTAGATGATCCGCTTGTTATGCTTATTGAAGACGGTGCTTTGACAGTGACCAAAAAGTCAGAAACGACGCCTCCAGAACCTGTGGATAAACCTATTTTGTATGGTAGACACGATAAGGTGGTTCCATTGAAAGAGGCGGTAAATGTTTGAGATAGATGCTTCAATTTCCATGGGAAAGGTTTCTGTTATTACAACCGACAACAGAGGGCTTTCGGTAGAAGAATCTGCTCAAATGGCGGTAGACAAGATACTTTATGTAGCTGAAGACGCTCCAGAACCTATTCGAGAACAAGCAATGGCTTTTAAAAACACCGTTCATGGAGTTATAATGTATTATATGCAACATGCTGTAGATCAGGACAGGGCTACAGTTGCTGCCAGATTGCGGGAAGCGGGTCATTCTGAACTGGCAAAAAATTTAAGGAGTTTATGATATGGCAATTACAACAGCAATGTGTACATCATTCAAGGGTGAACTATTGTCTGCCACCCATGATTTTGATGCCTCTGGCGG